GGTCCGGGAGTACCGGGACAAGGTACGATGTTCTGGAACGGTATCTTTGAAGTTCGATTCATGCTGCCGTTTTATATGAACTTCATGATCCGTTGGTCTGCCACCTCTAGCCCTTCCTACTTTCAATTTCAGTTTGGTTGGAAGCTGAACGGACGCTTTGCCATTGCTTTCAGGTTCTTGGATGATGCTTCTGCCGCTGCCGGTGTACTAAATGTAAATACAGACCAAGCAGGTGGATTTAACGAAGGCACAGCGTAATATAAGGCTTATGAAATATAGCATCGTAATACCTACATACAATAACTGCGAAAAATATCTAAAGCCTTGTATAGATTCAATAATCAAATACACGGATATGACTGATGTTGATTGGGCAGATTGCAAACAACGCAATATTGACCACCTTGAAATTCAGATTGCTAAAGGTGCCTACTATGCTGGTTTTGACTTAACCCCGTTTGAGGATGCAATAAAAGGTTAATATATAATTATCTCAAGCAATTTTGCTTAGAAAAAAAGGAAGAATCATGACACAAGTAACATTCGTATTTGAAGATTATGATGCAGCAAACATTGTAAATTTGCTAGGTAATATGCCTAATCAAAACAATTTGTACCCTTTGTTTAAAAATGCCCAAGTGCAATTTGAAACACAAATGAAAGCATTGCAACCTTCTGAGCCAGCTAAACCAGCAGACGAAGGTAATACTCCTACTTAAGGATTAACTATGTTTGGTAATTCCCCGTATTCCAAATCTGCGTTTGCAGGGAATTTAATCCAAAATTATGCAGTTACAATAGCAGAAGCTGGATCAGCAAATGCTACAGTTTCTGAAAATAGTTCAGATCTTGTAACTCTTAGCGAAGCAGGATCAGCATTAGATACGCAGTCCGAATTGATGACTGCTACATTAGCTATTAGTGAAATAGGTAATAGCATTGATAGTCAATCTGAGTCTATGACTGCTCCAGTAGTTATTGCCGAAACAGGCAATGCTACTGACAATCAATCAGAGTCAATGGCTGCTTCAGTTATTATTACTGAGATTGGCAATGCTTTAAACGCTCAATCCGAAACAATGTCTGCATCGGTAAGCCTTACGGAATCGGGCAATGCAGTCGATACAGTTTCTGAAAATATGACGGCTGCCGTTTCTGAAGCTGGATCTGCTGTTGATACCGTAAGCCAAAACGCAACGACCCCTATTTCAGTCACTGAAGCTGGTAATGCCGTAGATTCTCAGTCTGAATCAATGTCGGCTCCAATATCAGTATCTGAGTCTGCAAGTGCAATAGACGCTGTTTCGGAGTCTATGACAGCTCCGAATAGTGTTTCTGAATTCGGATCTGCATTGGATACGGTTTCAGAAAATATGACTGCTCAGGGCGTAATATCTGAATCAGGCTCTGCTGTTGACACTGTTTCAGAAAATACGACTTCCCCAGTAACGGTTACTGAGTCAGCAAACGCAGTCGATACTCAATCTGAAACAATGTCTGCTCCAGTTGCCATATCTGAGGCTGGAAATGCCGTAGATACTGTTTCTGAAAATATGACGGCTCAAGGTGTAATTGCCGAAACAGGATCTGCCGTTGATACAGTCTCTCAAAATGCGACAACACCCGTAAGTATTTCTGAGGCTGGAAACGCTACAAATACACAATCTGAAACGCTTTCTGCTCCAATTGCGGTAAATGAAGCAGCAAACGCAGTCGATACTCAATCTGAAACAATGTCTGCATCGGTAAGCCTTACGGAATCGGGCAATGCAGTAGATAGCCAGTCAGAATCAATGTCTGCTCCAGTAGTTATTGCCGAAACAGGCAATGCTACTGACAATCAATCAGAGTCAATGGCTGCTTCAGTTATTATTACTGAGATTGGCAATGCTTTAAACGCTCAATCCGAAACAATGTCTGATACACAATCTGAAACAATGTCTGCTCCAGTTGCCATATCTGAGGCTGGAAATGCCGTAGATACTGTTTCTGAAAATATGACGGCTCAAGGTGTAATTGCCGAAACAGGATCTGCCGTTGATACAGTCTCTCAAAATGCGACAACACCCGTAAGTATTTCTGAGGCTGGAAACGCTACAGATACACAATCTGAAACGCTTTCTGCTCCAATTGCGGTAAATGAAGCAGCCAACGCAGTAAATACTCAATCTGAGAGTATGACTGCTCCAATTAGCATATCAGAGGCTGGCAACGCTCAAGACACCCAGTCCGAAAATATGATTGCCTCAGTAACGGTTACTGAGACAGGAAACGCTCATGATAGTGTTTTCCAAAATGTAGTAGCTTATTTAACGGTAATAGAAGCTGGTATAGCTATTGATTACCAAACAGAAAATGCTATTGCCTTATTGGCTATTGCAGAGTCAGGATTAGCTTCAGATGCAGTAAGCGAGCAAATGACTGCTTATGCTCAAATGCTTGAATCCGCTAATGCAGAAGATGCTTTAACTGCCAATATGATTGCTCAGGCACATATTGTAGAAGCGGGCTTAGCACAAGATTTAGTCAACCAAATATTAGTCGCTTCTGCTAATATTAGCGAAGCAGCTTTGGCGCAAGATTCTACTAATGGCAAAACTTATGTCATAGTGGCAGTATTAGAACAAGGCAATGCAGTAGATATTTATGTTTGTGCGCCTATTTTCCAAAAATCGGATTTAGTATGGCACGTTTCGCCAAGACCGACAAATTGGCAGGTAGCCCAAAGACAAAATTATTGGCAAGTTTCACCAAGAGAGGATTATTGGCAAGCTCATGAATAGTTACATTTTAGAAAAACGGACTTCCGAAGTAATCTACTATGATATTGACTGCACTTATATCCTTGATGCTTTAGAGGTTATTACTTCGGTTACTTCTATCGCCGCGGATCAATTAGGTCTTAGTTTATTGGGGCCAGCAATCAATGCTGATCCTATTACTTTTCCGGACGACACAGTGGCTGATATAGGTAAAGTTATTTCAGTGCAAATTTCTGGGGGTATTATCCCCACGCCTCAAGTAAATCAGCTTTACACAATTAGAGCTTTATTTGCCACATCCGAAGGCAACACAAGAGAAGCTACAGTATTATTAAATGTAACAAATATACCAGTTCAGACAGGAAGGACTTGTTAATGCCATTACAAGCAGGTTATTCAAAAGAAGTAGTGCAAAACAACATTCGTGAATTGATTAAAGCAGGGCATGACCCCAAACAATCAGTTGCTATTGCTTACTCCAACGCACGTAAAACACATGGCGTGGATGAAGTAGAGGCAGAAAAAATGAAAGAATCCCATAAACGGGATTTGAAAGAAGAACCTGATTCGAAAGTAGTAGCTTTCATAGTCTATACTGACGACGACAAAATCCTTTGGATGAAACGTACTAAAGATAATACTTGGGGCTTTCCAGGCGGACATGTAGAAGACGGGGAATCTCCAATTGAAGGCGCTATCAGAGAATCTCGGGAAGAAACAATGCACGTACCGGAAACTGGGATTAATCTTATTTATTCGGAGGGTAAGGTGCGTTTGTTTGGGTGCAATGATGGTGAATTCAAGCCCGAACTAAATGATGAGCATAGCGACTTTGTATGGGCTACTATAGAGGATGCACCAGAAGACTTGTTTCCCAAAATTGATGGCGACGAAGAAAAAATTGCGGAAGCGGCTGAAGCTAATGCTTCGGGTATGGATAAGCGTGAATATGATACTAATGGATGGTTTGAAGTAAAAGACAATCCGTTATCCATGGTGGGAGTATTTCCTTATTCTGGACGTTCAGTTTCCCCCGAATGCGATCAAGACCGTATATACATGGTGTATAGACCAGTGGAAGAGCTTGGTACTAAAGAATGTATTGATTCCTTTAAATTGATCCCTTGGATCGATAATCACGTTATGCTAGGAAGTGAAGATGCTGGGTTAACCCCCTCTGAGCAAAAAGGCGTACAAGGTGTTATTGGTCAGGATGTGCATTTTGATGGCGAAACGCTTAGAGGCAATATTAAAGTATTTTCCGAAGCAATGGCAAATCTCATTGCTAATGGTAAAAAAGAATTATCCTGCGGATACCGTTGCAGATACGAATACGCTCCAGGTACTTATGATGGAGTAAAGTATGACTATGTGCAACGGGATATTCGAGGTAATCATTTGGCCCTTGTCGAGAATGGACGCATGGGTCCGGATGTAGCAGTTTTAGATCATTTCACTTTCACCGTAGATAACAAGGAGTTTTTAAACATGGCTGAAGAAAACAAAGTCGCTGAAGTTAGCGAAAAAAAGCAGGATATGTCTCTTGAGGAAGTTCATAAATTCCTTGAAGAAGTCATGCCTAAATTAGCAAAAATCCAAGAATTAACTGGTCAACAATATGGTTCAGCAGGTATGGAAGCTGTTGAAGACGAAGATATGACCAAACCTGATGGCGACGAAGAGAAGCCAGGCGAAACTAAAGACGAAGAAGATCCAATCGTCCAAGGTGGCCAAAAGAAAGAAGAAAAAGAAGGCCAACGTGCTGAAGGCATGGACGCAGCAACTATTGCTCGTACTGTTGAAGCTAACATGGTTATGAAATCTAAGCTATACAATCAGCTATCCGCTCATATCGGTGCATTTGATCATTCAGATATGGATTTGGACAAAATGGCTAAGTATGGCTGCAAAAAGCTTGGCTTGGAAGCATCTAAAGAAGCTCGCGTAGTTGCTTTAGAATCATTCCTCAAAGGCAAGGGTGCCCCAAGTCGCGTAGCTATGGATTCCGCAGTTCGCAAGGGCAATTTCGTTCAACGTTTTTTAGAAGGTAAATAATCATGACTGCTGCGACTTTCCAATCCACAGTTAACATCAATCTGGGATTTGGTATTCCCGGTGAATTGATTGTTGACGGTCCACAACGTGTAGATTCCTTAACTCTTGATTCCACTGGGGGAACAATTGGTTTGGCATTTACAAAATCTAACTCTACTAACGTAGCTACTCAAGGTGGTGTAGTTGGTACTGGTATCTTGTTTGCTGGTATTTTGGTTAACCCAAAAGCCTATGCTTCTTACGGCGCAGTTGGTGGTGCTCCATTAGATCCAACTTTGTTCTTAGGTCCAAATTCACAAGGTGAATTTATGACTATGGGTACTATTTGCGTAACCTTAGTTGGTGCTGCTAATATTGGTGATTTGGTTCAATACAACACTACTACTGGCGTTCTTTCTACTGTAGCTCCTGGTGCTTCTGCTACAACTGGTAACGCATTGATTCCTAATTGCGTAGTTTGGGGCTACCCAACAACCGGTACTGGCTTAGCAGCTATCCGTATCACTGAATAATAAGGACTAAAACATGAATAAATCTATCGAACGCAGCTCAATCGCTCCCCGCCAAGTTGGCTCGGTGCAAATGTCTGCCGAAGATGTTGCCGATTACGCTGCACTCGGTGACCTCGGCATTAACTTTGGAGCACAAAATCTGAAGGCAATGGCTAATTACGCAATGGATACTCAAAGCGATGTAAGCCAACCTTCGATCACGACTCCAGTTCAGTTTCTACAAAACTGGCTTCCCGGCTTCGTTAAAGTAATCACAGCGGCTCGTAAAATTGACGAACTCGTTGGTATTACTACAACAGGTTCTTGGGAAGATCAAGAAATTGTTCAAGGTCTCTTGGAGCCAATTGGTAACGCCGTTCCTTATGGCGATTACACCAACGTTCCTTTGGCATCTTGGAACACTAACTTCGTTCGCCGTACAGTTATCCGTTTTGAAAAGGGTATCAAAGTAGGTATGCTCGAAGAAGCTCGTGCAGCTCGCATCCGTATCAGCACTTCTGCTGAAAAACGTGCTTCTGCAGCTTTGGCTCTTGAAATCCAACGTAACTTAGTAGGTTTCTACGGTTTCAATAGCGGTAGCAATTTGACTTATGGCTTCTTGAATGACCCAGGTCTACCAGCATACGTAACAGTTGCTGCAACCGGTACAGGTTCTACAACAACTTGGTCAACTAAGACTTTCTTGCAAATCATTGCAGACATTCGTGTTGCCGCAGCTCAATTGCAAAACCAATCTCAAGATACTATCAATCCTGAGGACGTAGAATTGACTTTGGCACTGCCAACAATCAGTTACCAATACCTGTCAGTAACTTCTGACTTCGGTATTTCAGTTCGTGATTGGCTTGCTAAGACATATCCAAAATTACGTGTTGTTTCAGCCCCACAATTGAACGCAGCAAATGGTGGAGCTAACGTGTTCTACCTATACGCTGAGCACGTTGAAGATGGTGCTTCTGATGACAGCCGTACTTGGGTACAGGTTGTTCCAGCTAAGTTCCAAGCACTTGGTGTTGAGAAAATGGCTAAAGCCTATGAGGAAGATTATGCTAATGCAACCGCTGGTTGCTTGCTGAAGCGTCCTTATGCTGTAGTTCGTTACTCTGGTATTTAATTGATGTAGAATGGGAAGACGGAGGAAACTCCGTCTTTCTAAACATCAAAAAGGAAAACCAAATGTCTAAAAATTATGTTTTTTCAACCCTAGCTAATGACCAACTTTATACAAATTGGATGCCCGGCGGTAGTGATATGCCAGTTAAAGGACATTCTGTTCTAATTAAAGGCGGAACAGGCGTAGCAAATGATAGATTGATTACTCCATTGGGTATTTCAACAGAAATTACTGATTACGATTTAGAAGAACTTCAAAAAAATCCTTCTTTTAAATCGCATGAAAAAGAAGGCTTTATTGTAGTTAAAGCCAAAAAAGCAGAAGCTGAAAAAGTAGCGGCTGATATGAATCTAAAAGATGAATCAGCTCCTTTGACAGATGCAGATTATCAAAAAGAAGACGGTCCAAAGGTTGGAGCTAACTAAAAATGACTTCTATTACCCCAGTCTACAATGATGTGGCATTCCGGAACCAGTTTCCTCAATTTGAGAATACAACTTTGTTTCCGCCAGATCAATTGGAAAGCTGGTGGACTATGGGAACTGCGTACATTAACATCGATAACAATTATCCTTGGAACTTTAAATCTAAGCAATTACAATTGGCTATTGATTTAATGTGCGCTCATTTAGCGGCATCTTTTAGCCTTATAAACTCCGGAACGCCTAGTGTAATAGTTCAAGGTTCTTCGGAAGGTACTGTTAGCGTATCTTTAGTACCTCCGGTTATTAAATCCTCTTTTGGTTGGTGGCTTGCTACTACTCCTTACGGATCTCAATTAAGAGCTTTACTAAAAGTAGTTGCCAATGTAGGTTTATATGTTGGCGGCAGTTATGAAAACCAAGGCTTCCGTAGGGCTGGTGGGTTTTTTGGATGAAACAATTAAATCTCGATAAGGTAAAACTTACGCTTGAGCGTATACCAGAAGAATTTGAGAATTTAGTTGCGCAAGTCGGATTTCCTTCTGGCTTTAGTTATGAAAACGGTATGTCAGTTGCAGAAGTTGCAGCAATCAATGAGTTTGGTGCACCTGCAGCAAAAGTACCAGCAAGACCTTTTATGACTCCTACGGTTAAGAATTACCAAAAAGATTGGGTCAAAATGGTTTCCAAAGACGTTCCTAAAGTTGCTTTGGGGAAATTAACCGCTTTTGACGTATTGGATAAATTAGGTAGAGTAGCTGCTATGAATATGAAAGAGCAAATAACTAATACTAATTATCCCCCTAATGCCCCTTCTACTATTGCTAGAAAAGGATTTAATGCTCCTTTAAGAGATACTTTCTATATGAGAGACACGGTCCAAAATGCAGTAAATAGAACCGGCTCAGATTTCATTAAAGGTTAAAAATGTTTAATGTTAGAGCCCTTGCAAATAAATATATCCAAGTAACGAATAAAAATCAGCAAATAAATTGGGTCCAATCCAATGGATATGTTACTGATGATGCTGGTAAAAGAACACCTAAAACTATTACCTTAACAGTAGAAGCTCAAATTCAAGCTCTTAGTGCAACAGACTTAAAGCATATTGATGGTTTAAATATTACTGGTGTTATGCGTTCTGTATATATGTATGGTAATGCCGCTGGCGTAGTTAGAGCAGACCAAATAGGGGGAGATATTTTAGTGTTTCCAGAAACACCTAATGGTTGCAATAAGAATTGGCTTATTACTCAGGTTATGGAAACATGGTCTGATTGGTGTCACGTCGTAGTAACCTTACAACAGGATTGATTATGGCTGTTACAATAGACATTGACGACCAAGACATTTTTAAAGCAATGAGAACTTTTTTACAAAGTTTTATCCCCGCTAAAATACAAATAGTTCAAGCACAGGACAATAAAGTTCCTATGCCCAAAGGTGGTTTTATCACTATGAACAATACGGGTATGGATCGTTTATCTTTTAATATTGATAATTATCAATCAGTATTACAAGGTAAAACTATTCTTACCCCTACAAGATATTCAATGCAGTTAGATTTTTATGGCCCCGATTCTCAAGTTTGGGCTATGCAAACTGTTGCATTGTTTCGTGACGAATATGCGACTCAGATTTTCCCGTCAAATATTCAACCGTTGTACGCAGACGATCCTATCCAAATTCCGCTTATCGATGGCGAAGCCCAATATGAGCAAAGATGGAAACTGGTAGCCAGTTTACAATACAACCCAATCCTTTCAACTACACAGCAATCAATGCTAGCTGTGGAAATTGAACTGGCTCCAATCGACCAGACCTTTAAACCCTAGGAGAATTTATGAGTACCATTCCTTTTTCGCAAGTAGTAGAAGTAGTTCCTTCAGTCTTATCGGCTAATGGCATAGCAGTTGACCTTAACGGGTTGGTGCTTACTCAAAATGCTTTAGCTCCTTATGGTTCAATTTTGCAATTTGCTAGCGCAGCTGATGTACAGACTTATTTTGGTGCTAATTCAACTGAAGCTTCTATTGCAAACGTTTATTTCAATGGCTATACTGGTAGTACTCAATTGCCAGGCGAATTGCTTATGACTCGTTATCCAGAAGTAGCAATTGCTGGTTGGTTACGCAGTGGTTCTTTAGCCAGCATGACTTTGGGCCAATTACAAGCTTTAACAGGTACTTTAGCAATTACAGTTGCTGGCGTGCTTAAGACTTCTGGCACAATCAATTTAACTAGCGCAACAAGTTTTAGTAACGCTGCAACAATTATCCAAGCAGCTTTTACTACCCCCGGTTTCACAGTAACTTTTGATAGTACTACTTCAGCATTTATCTTTACCACAACTACTACTGGCGCTACTCAGACAATGAGTTACGCTGTGACTGGTACTTTAGCAACTTCATTGATGCTAACCCAAGCTACTGGCGCAGTTCTATCTCAAGGTGCAGATATTGCTACCCCAGCATCATTTATGGCTGGAATTTTGAATCAAAATCAAAACTGGGCAACATTTATGACTACTTGGGAGTCATTGATTGCAGAAAAAGAAGCATTTGCACAATGGAGTAATTCTGCAGCCCCTCGTTGGTTATATGTCTGCCAAGACTCAGATCCTAATGTATTGATTGCTTCTAGCACTACTACATTTGGCGACTATTTACAAGTTAATCAATTAGTAGGTACTTGCCCGATTTTTGGTGATTATACTCATTCAGCATTTGTTTGCGGATTTGCAGCTTCTTTAAACTTTAGCAGATTAAATGGTCGTGCAACTTTAGACTTTAAATCTCAATCTGGTTTGGTTCCATCAGTTACTACTGCTAGCCAATATTCTGCAGTTATTTCTAATGGTTATAACTGCTACGGTGCTTGGGGTTCAAACAATCCAGCTAATAATGCTAATTGGTTTGGTCCAGGTTCTGTATCAGGCAAATGGTTATGGGCTGATACCTATTTAAACCAAATTTGGTTGAATGCTAACTTACAATTAGCTATGGTCAATTTGCTAACTTCAGTAGGCGCAGTTCCTTACAACTCACAAGGTAATGGTTTGATTTATTCCGCTGCTTTGGATCCAATTAACTCTGCTAAAAACTTCGGGGCAATTCGTGCTGGTATTAACGTATCTGCTTCTCAAGCCGCTGAAATTCAATATGCGACTGGCGTAAATGCTGCTCCAACTATTGCTTCCCAAGGTTTCTATTTGCAAATTTCTGAAGCTACTGCTCAGACTCGTGCAGCTCGTCAATCTCCTCCGATTACTTTGTACTATCAAGACGGTGAAGTAGTACAACAAATCGTCATGGCTTCTATTGCAATTCAATAAGGAATAAATTATGTCAACAATAACCTCAGCTAATTCGGTCTTAACACTTGCCATCAACAACTATTTCCCAGTACCTCAAGTAATTCAGGGATATGCAGTTGATGATGCTTTTGAAAGCGAAGCAGTTCAACAATCAGAAATCTTAATGGGCGTAGATGGTATTTTGTCAGCTGGTAAGGTCTTTGTACCTTACAAAATGACTATTCATCTTCAAGCAGATAGTCCTAGTATATTTTTATTCGATGCATGGCGTAATGCTCAAGACGCAGCAGTGGATGTATTCTCTGCTAGCGGCTCAATTACGTTACCATCTACAAGTATGGTGTATACTCTACAAAATGGCTATTTAACTCAGGCAACTCCATTTCCTGCTGTTAAGAAGACATTGCAACCAGTAGTATACGAAATTACTTGGCAACGTATTATCGGTGGTCAAATCTAATAGAGGATAGATTTTAAAATGGCTAGAAAAGAAGCGTCATTTATAGCAGAAATAGGTCGTGATAAGGGCAAAGCATTTCATCTTACTGAAATGCCTGCAACTAAAGCGGAAAATTGGGCTATTAAAGCGCTTCTAGCTGTTGGGAACTCTGGCTTAGAAATACCCGAGAACCTAGCTGCACAAGGCATGGCAGGACTTTTAGCAGTAGGTTATATGAATCTATTGAAAATTCCTTTCGAAGCCGCTAAGCCACTTTTAGATGAGATGATGGACTGTGTACAATTTGTTCCCAGTCCATCCATCAAACGCCCTTTAATAGAAGATGACATCGAAGAGGTACAAACCAGACTTCTGCTTAGAAAAGCTGTCTGGAACCTCCATATGGATTTTTTTTTAAGCGAAAGCAAGTCGACTTCGGAATCAAAAGCTCAAGCAAAAGCAGAGACCGGTACGTTGACTATCAAGCCTCCCCGCAAACGATAGCAACTGTTGTATCTTCAAGATTAGCCAGCTTACATGAATTAGATACAGTATATGGCACAGAAGATTTATGGATATTGTTAGAAATAAATTCAGTGGACCGACATAATTCCTATATTGCGAGTCAACAATAATGCCAACTATCATTGATAGCTTACTGATCGAATTAGGATTAGATACATCCAAGTTTGATTCAGCTCAAAAAAAGTCAGTAGAAGAACTTCGCAAGTTTGACGAACAGCAACAAAAAACCGCTAAGAAAACTCAAGACGAGGCAAGAAAAACTGCCAATGAGTTTAATAAAACTACTCAAGCAGTATTGGAATATTTTTTAGCGTATGTTGGTGTTTCCCAAATTAAAGACTTTGTAGCAAATACTACTAAAGCAAACGTTGAAGTAGGGCGTTCAGCTCATTTATTAAACATGTCCGCTCAGGAATTAAAAACCTGGGGGGATATGGCAGAGATTACCGGTGGCAGTATTGAAACAATGACTGGCACTATACAAGGATTACAACAAAGTCTTGCAGAAATTACTAGAGGTAATGCAGAAGTACTAAAACCAGCGGCTATGCTAGGGGCTTTAGAAGCTTTTGACATTAACTCCCAAACAGTTGATCTTTACAAATTATCCGATGCCATTGCGAATTTTAGAAAAACTCATACAGAAGCAGTTACTTATTCTTGGGCTAAATCATTAGGTATAGACGAGAAAAGCTTTTTATTGCTTGAACAAGGAAGCGAAGCATTACGTAAGCAATTTAAAGATTTCGATTCCCTTAATAGAGTTATTCAAGAAAACTCTGAAAACGCTAATAAGCTAAACAAAGAATGGGTAGAGACTAAGAAACAAGCACAAAGTCTCGGTAATACCATTTATGACTTTTTGCTTACCCCGATTAGTTTAGTAAATAAAGGTTTGCAATACTCTATATTAGGTTTTAGGGCATTATTTTCTGGCAGTTTAGATCCTATTAGGGAAAGTGCTAAACGTAAAGTAGAAGCAATGGATGCTGAAAAAGCTGGCAAACCAGAGTATGGCGTTTCTTCCTCTGGGGCACAACCTCCTAGAAACGAAAGAAATAAAAATCCAGGCAATTTAAAGTATGGAGATTTTGCTAAAAAATATGGAGCTGTAGGAGCTGATAAAGATGGTTTTGCTATTTTCCAGACAATGGAAGCTGGAACAGCCGCCCAACAAGCATTGCTTAAAAGTAAATACGACCAAGGGTTAGATACTCTCCATAAACTTTATTACGGCTCAGGTAATGTTAAAGGATGGTTAGGTA